GCTATGGAAAAAAAGATGGTGCAAATCGTAAAGATCTTATGAAGATCTTACACTATGCAATCATTGCATTACATCAGCACGATGTTGACCACCCTGAATGGGAGAACGGTCAAGCTGAAATGGATTTTGGTAATCAATACCAAGTAAATAATTATAAAGTGAAAGTGAGTCCTAAACTATGAAATTGTCTAATGAAACCCGTGATGTGCTGAAAAACTTTGCTGCCATCAATTCAAATATCGTATTCAATGGTGGAAACGAAATCAAAACCGTAGCAACTGCTAAGAATATTCTTGCCTTTGCTGATGTTAATGAACAGTTTCCATCAGAACAAATAGGGATCTATGATCTCAACGAGTTCCTCGGGGTCTTAAGCATGTTTGATGATCCAGAGTTGGCGTTTTCACCTGACTTCAAGTCTGTTAAAATACAACAAGATCGAAAGTCAGTGAATTACTTCTTCTCTGATCCTTCCATCCTTACATCTCCATCTAAGACCATCAACATGCCAGACCCTGAGGTCACCATTACACTTACCGATAGTGATATGGCACAACTAAGGAAAGCAGCATCTGCTCTTGGAGTAACGGATGTAGTAGTTACTGCTAATCCTGGTGATAGTGCTATCACTGTTCGAGTAACAGATGTGGAAGATGCTACTGCCAATAACTTTGAACTTAAGGTTGATGGGCCTGCAGCAACTGTACCATATCGATTTGTATTCAGCGTAGGTAATTTTAAAATTGTGCCTGGTGATTATACAATTCAAATCTCATCTAAGCTGATCTCAAAGTGGCAGCACACTACTCAGCCACTGCATTATTTTATTGCTCTTGAGACGAGCTCAAACTATGGAGGTTAAATGTCATTGGTAAGTAATAGTGACCGACTAGTCGTATTGATGGAAGAGATAGCATATGCTGAATCTCAACTTCAACCTGAAGATACAGGTCACATTCATACATCCATTGCGTGGATGAAAAACAGACTAAAAACAATTAAGGAGAAACTTGATGGCGGAGGAAACGAACCCACAGGCTACTACGACGACGCCTAATCTAAATATTGGTGATTTGCAATCAATAGTTAAAATCATCGATGCTTGTTCAGAACGTGGAGCATTTAGAGGAAATGAAATGGCTTCGGTTGGAGCTGTCAGAGATAGGATTGCGGCATTTGCAGAAGCTAATGCACCAGTCCCAGAAAAAACTGATGAAGATGAAATTGATATACCCGAAGGTCCTGAAAATACCGATTAAGGGTTTACAAACACACAAAAGTGTGTTATAATATATGTATGATTTTGTTATGGAGAAATTGAATGGATGACTTCCTTTGGGTCGAAAAATATCGACCTAAAACTATTAACGACGTAATCTTGCCGAAGGACCTAAAAATGTTCTTCCATAAAATCGTCGAATCTGGCGAACTGCCAAATATGCTGTTTACAGGAACAGCTGGTCTCGGTAAGACCACGGTTGCTAAGGCTCTATGTAATGAGCTTAACCTCGATTGGATCCTAATCAACGGGTCAGAGGAAGGCAATATTGATACCTTGCGTGGCAAGATCAAGCAGTTCGCATCATCTGTTTCATTACAAGGTGGTTACAAGGTTGTGATCCTTGATGAAGCAGACTACCTGAACCCACAGTCAACACAACCTGCTCTTCGTGCTTTCATTGAAGAGTTTGCCAATAACTGTCGGTTCATTCTTACATGTAATTTTAAAAATCGTATTATTGAACCACTACATTCTAGGTGCGGTATATATGAGTTCAATACTACTAAAAAGGATATGGCAATCCTTTGTGGCGAGTTCATGCAACGTGCTAAATCTATCTTAGATGAAAACAAAGTTGAATATGAAGAAAAGATACTTGCCGATCTTATTATGAAACATGCACCTGATTGGAGGAGGGTTTTAAATGAATTACAAAAAGGTTCTGTTCTGGGGATTCGCTCTGGGTCTACTCGCAGTATGGGTGGACATGAACTTTTTCCAGATCTATTACGGGAATTAAAAGCAAAAGACTTTAAGAAGATGCGCGCTTGGGTAGCCAACAATATGGATATTGAAAGTGCTGCTATCTTCCGTGGTCTTTATGATAACATGAATGACCATGTTAAACCTCAGTCAATACCACAATTGGTACTCATACTTGCTGAATACCAATACAAAAACGCCTTTGTTGCTGACCATGAACTCAACACTGTTGCTTGTATGACTGAAATCATGGCTAACGTGGAGTTTGTATGAAAATGAGATTAGCCTGGCGTATTTGGGCAAAAACAATTGGATCAAAAATAGGAGATAATTATGAAAGTGACATTGCAGCTATCTTGCGTACAACATGGGTTCTTACTCATATGGTCGCTTGTTTTTTTATCATCGCTCATAATGGCGTAAAGCTAGGATGGTTCTGATGTTTAAGAAAAAAGATACGAGACCACATTGGGAAGTAATGTCAGATGATGGAATGAATAAGTTCCTGAAGTTCTGCATTGCTTTGATATTCATATGGATGAGTTACCAAACAATTGTAGCTCTAATAGAAAGGTTTAGCTAATGTGGATAAAATGTGAAGATAAGATGCCGGAGGTCGGCGATAATGTATGGTACTTTTTTGATATGGTGGGAAGCCACCGTGGTACCTTTGACGGATACTATGTAGACGAAGAAGGTAAAGAGTGGAAAGGTATGCATATGTTTTCTTGTGATTATGGTTGGTTGACTGGTGATGTAACTCACTGGCATCCTGATCAGGAGGAGAAACCTAGTGACCCCGTTTGATTATCTGAACGCGATTAATACTTCAAAGCGAGACATCATGGTTGATGATCTCGCTGAGAAGGACTATAATTCTTTTATGGTCAATCGTGGTTTATCTTATTTCTATGACACAGTATTGCTAGCTAACGAAATGAATCGTCATCACCATATTGACAACCGCCTTAAATTTGATTTTCTTATAAATACAATTAGGAAACAAAAGCGTTTCAGTAAGTGGTTGAAAGCAGCTAAGATCGACGATATAGAGTTGATCAAAGAATACTATGGTTACAGCAACGAAAAAGCCCGCCAAGCTCTCACCTTACTAAATGATGCGCAACTTGAAGAACTGAGAAAAAAGGTGTACAAAGGTGGAAAATCAAAGTAATGAAATTAAGGAGTGGACTCCAGCTATGATGCTGGAAGTAACTCTTAATGAGCCGGATGACTTCCTAAAAGTACGTGAAACGCTTACACGTATTGGAGTTGCATCCCGCAAAGACAATATTCTATATCAGTCATGTCACATTCTACATAAACAAGGCAGATATTTTATAACTCATTTTAAAGAGCTCTTTTTGTTAGATGGCAAACCGTCTAACCTATTAGAAAATGATCTTGAAAGAAGAAACACTGTAGCAACATTGCTATCCGACTGGGGACTTATTACTATTGTGAATAATGATCAAGCAAGTAACAAAGCTCCATTACGACAAATCAAAATCATTTCTTATAAGGATAAAGACAAATGGCAATTATGTCCAAAGTATAATATTGGAACAAATAAGTAATGCCATGGCCACACAAGAACAGACCTCCAAAAGGGAGAAGAAAGAAAGGCTCTAACAAAAGAAAAAATGCGAGAAAAAATCGCAAAAAATAATTTGCTTTGCCCCTTTACATTTGGGAAAAAAGTATTATATATAATATAGGATGGCCGGTAGACCGGGATCCATATTTAAACCTTGCTAGTCTATAGGAGGAAACATGATGACTAACAATACATTCGCATTCCCGCGAAACGCTTTTCTAGGTTTCGACCACATCTTCTCAGAGCTGGAAAATATTCATGCTCATGCGAAGGATACCTATCCACCACATAACGTAGTAAAAGAGGAAGACGCAAAGTATACTCTTGAGCTTGCTGTGGCTGGTTTCAAACAAGAACATATCGATATTGAAGTAAAAGACCACGTCCTTACTATTAAGGGTAATAGGCCTGCACGAAGAGATCAGGACAAATATGTTCATAAAGGTATTAGTGCACGAAATTGGAAAAAGTCATTTAGACTGTCTGAGTATACAGAAGTAACTGGTGCAGATCTAGTGGATGGAATTCTCACTGTCAATTTAGAAGTAATCCTTCCAAAAGAAAAGCAGCCTCGTAAGATCAACATTGGAACTAACGAGGAATCAAATGACAACAATAGCGCTCAACTACTCCAAGAGTCTGTTTAACACACTCTGGATTGGTATAAAGAAAACTCTTCAAGGTATGATGATTGGCTGGATGGTCGCAAGACAAACCCAAGCAAATCAAGAAGTAGCTAGACAAATGATCAAGTATGGTGAATATCGCCAAGACGAATATTGGAATCTAGTAGCTAAATTGAATAAAGATTGCATTCAAAGAATACATAAAGAGTTTAGTTAAACGAAAGAAAAAGAGTCTTTGTGGCTCTTTTTCCTTTACATTTGATAGAAAGTGTGTTATAATATACTTACATTATGAAAGGTTTGTGATTTGAAATTCTATACTTGTATCAACCGCTTTGGTAATATGCTATTGTACCGTGGCTATGACAATGGTCAACCAGTCATGCGGCAAATTAAGCATACACCTACACTCTTCCATGATGCTAATCGCGTCACCGGCTATACATCTCTTGATGGTAAGCCAATCGAACCTACATTGTATGAAAGTATGCGGGCAGCCCGTGATCATCTACAATCTATGGAAGGTGTAGACTCATTCAACATATATGGTAACAGTAACTTTACCAATCAATACATTTCTGAAACTTGGCCAAATGAAATCGAGTTTGACAGAGATCGTATTAACATTACCACAATTGATATTGAGGTGCAGTCAGACCAAGGGTTCCCTGAACCGGATAGTGCTAACTTCCCGATAATCTCAATTGCATGTAAAAACAATATTGACAATACATATTTCGTATGGGGCATGGAAGATTATGACGTCTCTTCCAGCATCATGAAAGATCACACTGTGGTCTATCGCAAAATGGACAGTGAGTTACAACTCCTTTCTGACTTTCTCAAATGGTGGAACTCACCAGCTCACTGTCCAGACGTCATTACTGGTTGGAATGTACGAGGCTTTGATATACCATATATGGTACATAGAATCGATAAAGTTCTTGGTCAAGGTATATCCAGTCGTCTATCACCGTGGGGCAAACAACCAAGTCAACGTAACATTCGATTCAAAGGCCGTGAACTTACAGCTTATGAGTTGATGGGCATTGTTACACTTGACTATATGGATATGTTCAAAAAGTTTGGATATGCCTATGGCCCACAAGAATCATATTCACTTAACCATATCTCACATGTAGTGCTTGGGGAAAAGAAGCTATCCTATGAAGAGCACACATCGCTTCATAACCTATACAAAGCTGACTTTCAAAAGTTTATCGACTATAATATTAAAGACGTGGAACTTGTAGATCGTCTTGAAGATAAGATGGGACTTATCACTTTGGTTATGACTATTGCCTATAAGGCTGGTGTTAACTATATGGATGCCTTTGGCACTACTTCAATGTGGGATACTATCATTTATCGTAGACTTGCTAAAGATAAAATATATGCAAACGTTGCAAAGATCAAAGGTAACACAAAGTACAAAGTCACTGGTGGTGTTGAAGGTTCTGTTACTCATGATACAACTAATGGTATACGAAATGGAGATAAGAAAGAACCAGGCTTTGCTGGTGGTCATGTAAAACCACCGTTAGTTGGTCTCCATGAATGGGTTGTATCGTTTGATTTGAACTCACTATATCCTAATATTATTGTTCAATGGAACATGTCACCAGAAACTATTATTGATGGTTGGACACCAGGTGTAACACCTGACTCATGTCTTAGTCGTTCTAATCCAAAGCCACCTGGTGATGATGTCATGGGTTGTAATGGTGTATCATTTCGTAAAGATAAGTTTGGTGTTCTACCAAACCTTATTGTTGACTATTATGCTGAACGTTCTGAAATCAAGAAAAAGATGTTGGCTGCTCAGCAAGAACGTCAAGGTGTAGATCCAAGTCAAAAGCAAGAAATCTATCGTATTGAACGTGATATGAATCGATATGAAAATCAGCAAATGGCTATTAAGATTATGATGAACAGTCTCTATGGTGCACTTGGTAACAAGTACTTTAGATACAATGATGTCTCTATGGCTGAAGCTATTACACTCACTGGTCAAACAGCTATTCGTTGGGCTGAACAGGCTGTAAATGAAACCATGAATAAGGTAATGAAAACTGATGGAACAGATTATGTTATCGCTATTGATACTGATAGCTTGTATATTAATTTTGGCCCTATGGTTAGACTATTAAAACCAAAAGATCCTGTAAAGTTTCTTGATCAAATATGCCAAGAGCACTTTGAACCTAAGATTGCTGAATCATACAAAGAACTATTTGACTCATTCCAATGTGCACGTCCACGTATGGAAATGGGCCGTGAAGTTATTGCTGATGTCGGTATATGGACTGCAAAGAAAAGGTATATCCTCAACGTCCATAACTCTGAAGGCGTACAATATGCTGAACCAAAACTCAAGATTATGGGTATTGAAGCTATCAAATCATCTACACCATCTGAATGCCGGCAGGCTCTCAAAGAGATCTTTAAGGTTATTGTGACTGGTTCTGAAGATAAGACGCAAGATGCTATACGTAGTTTCCGTAATCACTTCTTTACTCTACCAGCTCATGAGGTAGCATTCCCAAGGTCAGTATCTGACATTAACAAGTGGGTTCGTAAGAAAGATGTCTATGCCAAAGGTACACCCATACACGTACGTGGTGCTATCTTACACAACAATGCAATTCAAGGTGAGCTTACAAACAAATATGAACTCATCCAAAACGGCGACAAAGTCAAGTTTGCTTATCTCAAACTGCCTAACCCACTTCGAGAAAACGTAGTGTCGTTCAAAGACTTTTTACCACCTGAGCTTCAGCTCGACAAATACATAGATTATGAAACACAGTTTCAAAAGACGTTCCTAGATCCTATTGAGCCAATCTTAGTAGCTCTTGGCTGGTCTCATGAACGTAAAGCATCATTGGAGGACTTCTTTGTATAAGCAAACAATTAAAGAAAAGATACGTCAAAGGCGATCACAAATGCTTGTCCATTCATATATCTACTATGAGAAAGATAGTAACATTGTGGACGATCATACTTGGCAAAGATGGGCTGATGAGTTAGCTGAACTCCAAGATGCAAATCCACAAGACTGTAAAATAGATTTTTATGATAAGGAGTTTGAAGGTTGGGACGGAACTAGTGGAGCATTCCTCCCATTAAAAGATCCGAAAGTTATTGCAAAAGCAGAGAAAATACTCCTTTACAATGACGCAAAAACGTGATATAATATACAAAATTGAAGGAGACAAAGATGTCTAAAGACTGGGTTAAAGATATTCATGAAATGCACGAAAAGTACGGTGTAGGTGAATGGATGGGACACCGTGAACTAAACAATGATAGAGAACTGCTTCAACAGTTTCTTGATTTTCGTATTAAGTTTTTGAAAGAAGAACTTGATGAAACCGCTAAAGCTGTACAAGAAAAAGATCCTGAAGAGATCGTTGATGGTCTTATTGATCTTTGCGTTGTGGCAATTGGTACTCTTGATGCTTTTGGTGTAGATGCGCATAAAGCATGGGATGAAGTATTGAAAGCCAATATGGCTAAAGAAGTTGGTGTTAAGGAAGAACGTCCTAATCCACTAGGGTTACCTGATTTGGTAAAGCCTGAAGGTTGGGAAGCACCAAGCCACGAAGGAAACCATGACCTGCTCGCTCACACTTTTTAAGACAGTATATGATACAAAAACAAATGATCGTCTTGACTTTGTAGATTTTGACGCTTTTGAAAAGAGTTTATATGAACTCTCAAAGCGACCTTTTGAAACAAAGAAGGACGCAATACTAATGTCTCCTGCCACTTACAAACCAGAAACAACTCGTAAAAATGATAATGTTGTTGAATGGTCTGGTTGGTGTGCAGTTGATGTTGACGAACACAAATTTGAAGGAGATTTACAGAATGAGCTTTGCCGTTTATATGGTCGTTGGCGCTATGTTTGTTATTCTACTGCAAGCAGTACCATTGATCATCCGAAGTTCCGCCTTGTCTTCCCAATTGCAGGAAGTGTTGAAGGAGTACGAATCAAAGCATTCTGGTACGCTCTCCAAACAGAATTGGGATCGATCGGAGATAGACAAACTAAAGATCTTAGTCGAATGTATTACATCCCAGGCCAGTATGCTAACGCATACAACTTTATTTTCAGTAATGTTAACGGTTCTTATATATACGCAGATGATCTAATTAAAAAGCATCCTATGCTGGAAAAGACAACTGGTAAAACATTCTTTGATAGACTACCAAAAGAAATCCAAGAGCAAATTGTTACTCATCGTAAAAATCAAGCTGATAATGTAAATATCACTTGGTCATCTTATCATGACTGTCCATTTGTAAATAAACGATTGGTTAGTGAATATAAGTCTATTAATGAAACTGGTTGGTATCATGGACTATATCGTATCATGGTATCTATTGCAGCTAATGCTATTAAAAAAAGCTATCCAATTACAGCTCATGAAATTGCTGAGTTATGTAAGGAAATAGATAATGAAACCGGCCAATGGTATGACAACCGGCCACTTGAAAAGGAGGCGGATCGGGCAATCGAATTCGTATATCAAAATGCTTAACTTAAAAGACTATCTAACTGGTGCTTGGTTTGTACCACACACAGAAATCAAACCACGAGCTAAATGGCAATACAATGGTATTATCAAACAGGCTGAAAGGACTCAAGATCCTAGAACACCTGAAAAGATTTGGAAAGATACTTACAATTCTATTGCTTGTGAAATTGGTATTGCAAAGGCTTTACCAAATGGCGAAGTGAATGAACAAGCCTTTGACCATACTGACATAAGCACATGGGGCTATGACGTTATGGCTATGGGAACTAGATTTGAAATTAAATATCAAAAGTTTGCTGAAGATTGGTACTCAATGACCAACACAATTGCAAACAAAATCAACGATAGATACAATCAAGGTGGGTTTGACTACTTAATTACTGCAAGTACACGTGAAGAAGGTGATGGACTTGAAGTATGGCCTAGGTTACTTATCAATCCAAAGACATTCAAAAACAATATCTTCAAATCGCACTATGATAACTATAAGCCTCTAGTCTATAATCAGTATGTAGCACGAACTGATAAAGAGTGCCAGATCTTTAATGAAGGTATTATAAAAAAGTTGAAAGAAAGTGAAAATAAACCTTTACAATATGCATAAAGTGTGTTATAATATATGTATAAAATGATAAAAGGAAGGAAATCACATGTCTTATCACTACAAAGTTTTAGAAGATGTTCTCAAGAATATTGCCAAAGATGGCTCAACTGAAAACATCTACGACCAAGTTGATCGTCTCACAACTGATGAAATCCGTAAGTTGCGTGACCTTATAACTATTGTTGACCAAGCAGGTGTCGACAAAATCTATGACCAAGGAGAATACGTATAATGAAAGAATCACTCAAAGTTCTTCAAGAATGCGCTGAAGTTCAGACTAAAAAGTCTAACGATTATCAAAATCCAAACTCGCGCATTAAGCAGCCCGATTATTATCCTCGTGGCTGTGCAACTATTCTTGATCAGATGTATGGCAAAATTCTGCGTATGCAATCTGTTCTTGAAGCAATGGAAGGTGATAACTATGCACCTAACTTCGAATCACTAGAAGACTCAGCCAAAGATCTTATTAACTATTCTACATTCTTTGTTGCATATTCTCGTGGCAAAATGGATGGACAAGATCCAAACAGAGACTTCTTAAACAAACCAAAGGTTACTTCTAATGAGAATGTATAGTGTATCAGATATTCGTCAATTGTTTATTGACGAACTGAATGACAAAGCATTCACAATAGATCGCAATGGTCAAAAGACCATTGAGCTCATCGGCGCTTCCTTCCTCGCCGATGAGCCGGCGATCTTTGGCGAAGTCAATAAAGATTATGTAGATGCTGAACTACGTTGGTACGAGTCAGAGTCTACAAACATTTACGATATTTACGAAGATGAAAAAGACCCACCATTAGCTTGGCAACAAAGTGCTAATCGTCATGGTGAGATTAATTCAAACTATGGTTTTCTTATTTGGAATAATAGATTCCATTGTCAATATGAACGTGCCCTTGAAGAGCTAGAAGAGAATCCAGACTCTCGTAGAGCTATTATGATTTACAATCGTCCTGATATTTGGATGGAGTATAATGAAAATCAAAAGAATGACTTTATTTGTACCAATGCTGTTTGCTATTATATCCGTAATGAAGAACTTCAAGCTGTAGTTCAAATGCGATCTAATGATGTAGTCTTTGGCTATAAGAATGATTATGCTTGGCAACAATATGTACTTGAGTCATTAGCTAATGACCTTGGTATTCAACCAGGCTTTATTCAGTGGCAAGTTCAAAACTTACATGTATATGAAAGGCATTTTCATCTTGTCAAATAAATGGGATCTTAGATTTTTAGATTTAGCTAGACGTATTAGTACTTGGTCAAAAGACCCGTCACGCCAAATTGGTGCTATTGCAGTAAAGAATAGAAATGTAATTGCTCAAGGCTATAATGGCTTTCCAAGAGGAATTGATGATAATGAGAGGTATAATAACAGAGAAGTAAAATACAAATATGTTGTACATGCAGAAATGAACTGTATATACAATGCAAGTTTTAATGGTGTGTCATTAGTTGAAAGTGACTTTTATGTACATGGTTTACCAGTATGTAGTGACTGTGCTAAAGGTATTATTCAAGTGGGTGTAAATTGCGTATATATGCCACAACAAGATATACCTGACCATTGGATAGAATCGTGGGACTTGACACGTTCCATGTTTGATGAAGCGGGAGTAAAATGGAAATTTCTACCTGTATAACTACTAACGTGAGCTACTCCACTCCGGACAAATTTCTCACGGTAATAAACTGATATAAAGGAGACAGAAATGTCAAAAACAAAAATTAAAGTCGGTATTGTAGGTATCGGCAACTGCGCAAAGTCCCTTGTCGAGGGCATTCAATACTACAATGAAAATCCTGAAGATACCGTAGGTCTTATGTATCCTGATATTGGAGGATACCAAGCTAAAGATATTGAATTCGTAATTGGATTTGATGTTGATAGGCGTAAAGTAAATAGACCGTTGGCTGAAGCTTTAAGAGCAGAACCAAATTGTGCAATGAATCATGTTGCTTCAATTGATGATACATCAAACGGTTTTGGCTGTATTAAGCCAGGTGCTATGGTTTATTCTGGTCCTGAGTATGATGGTATTGCACCTCATATGCTTGATTATCCAGAAGAAGTATCATTTAGAACTGGTGCTGAAGGTCATCTTTCATTTGATGAAATTAAAGATTTGCTTATTGCAGCCGATGTTGATGTTGTTATCAACTACCTTCCTGTTGGATCTGAAAGAGCTTCAGAATATTATATGGATGCATCTATTAAAGCTGGATGTCATTTTGTAAATTGTATTCCAACTCTTATTTCAACTAAGCAAACTCAAAGGGTTGAGCAAAAGTTTATTGATGCAGGTCTTACAATTGTCGGATCTGATATGAGATCAGCTTGGGGAGCATCTAGAATGTCTGAAGTACTTCAAGGTGCTATGCTAGACTCTGGTCTTATGGTTACACAACACATCCAAACTAATATGGCTGCTGGTTCTACTCAAGGACAAGAACATATTAGGACTGGACGTACTGCTAACACAGACTTCCTCAATATGGCTAAAGTTGAAAGACTACATAATAAGCATATCTCAAAAGAGAATGTATTGAAAGGTCAGAATAGCGTACGTGATACTGGTACTGCTGGTATGACTTTGTTTGCTGGTCCTTCACTTACAGTACAGCAAAAGCCTGGTGGAGACTATATTGGCTCTGATCAGAAGATTGCTAACTTTGATATAGTTGCTTATGGCTTTGGTGGAGCTAGGTATGAAATGACTGCTAGGTTGGCAGTTCAAGACTCACCTAACTCTGGTGGAGTTGTAGTATCGGCTATTAGGTTTTGTAAAGTAGCTGCTGAAATGGGTGTTGTTGGTTACCTTCGTGGTCCATCAGCTTGGACACAAAAAACTCCACCACTTCAGCTAAAAACTGATGAAGCTAAATCTGAATGTGATGCTTTGGCAAATAGAGAATTAACTGATCTTACTGAAGCTCAGCATATCGATAATGATCCTATTGCTAAAGAATTGCCATATACATTCCAAGCAGGGAAAACTGATTATGCGTAATGAGCCTGGTTTAATCAATTCGTTTGATATTGATGGTGTGATTTATATGGGGAATTACGGAGGAGTATTTCCTGGTGAACATGATATTATTATTACGGGTAGATCAAAAGAAGAAGAGCCAGAGACTACGGCTATGCTTCTTTCAAAAGGTATAACTAATCAGGTGTTCTTTAATGCAACACCATTTGATGAAAAGACAAGAGAGAGCTCTGGCCGGCATAAAGGCCAGACTCTTTTTTATCTAGAAGAAATTGGTTATAGGTTTGGAATACATTATGAAGATGATCCAGTTCAAGCTGAGATTATTAGAAAAATGATGCCACATATTAATGTGGTACTACTACAACATGAATTAGTTGAGAAAGAGAATGTAAGACATGTCTGGAATAACACTGGAGACACTGAGAAAGACGAGAGACCCAAACAACTTTCGTTATTTTAATAAATGGGTTCTTGAATTTTTTAGAAGAGAGGCACTAAGAGAGTCTAATAGACTTGATGAGTATCAGTATTCTGAAGAGTTCGGTCCAGCTATGAGACAAGAAGTTTCATACTGGAATCCTAATCGTTCCAAACATGCCGAGGTGTACTGGTTAGAGAATTTTGTCTTTAATCAGGACATCTCAATGCGCAATAAAATTCTAAATGCTATGGCAGTAAAGTTTGTTGGTATGCCAACACTTACGTTAGTTGCCGCAGACTCTACTAATTATGCAGATGTTATTGACTTTGATACTTATAAACAAAAAGGTGATTATTATCATTGGATCAATAACAATCTAGATACTAATAAAAATAAGATGAAAGTGTGGGGTGCAACTCAACTTCAAACATCTCTTCAAACAGCAGCTCGTAATTTTTGTAGACAAGAAGATAATGATCCAGATCAAAAGTTTAGATTATCTCATATGATAAGATGGATGGGACATTTAGATGATCTTGGTATGAGTAAAATAGTACAAGATCCAAACAATAAGCTTGGAGATGTATGTGACTGGTTTGCTACACATCGTGGTATTGGTCCGTACTTCTCATATCACCCACCATGCAACTTTTCACGATGTGATGATCTACCTAATATTGATGAAGATGATAACTATTGCTTAGTAGGTCCTGGTGCTAAACGTGGACTTGAATATGTGTTTCCAGAAGTTAAGTTTAAAAATAATGAAATTATGGAAGCATATATATTAGCTGTAAGAGATCACCAACATGAGTTTTTTGAAATGACTGATAGTGAAGCAGCTTTTTATAAAGAGAACTTAGAACGTGGTGGCAATTTAACTACCTTTGGTACTGAAATCACATTCTGTCAGTTTAATTGTTTCCTTGGTATTATGGATAATGATAAAGCACAAACCAAAAGAATGTTACCACTAACATTTGATTCGTTTGTTGAAATTGCAGAAGACTTAAAGAAAAGATTAGCACCTTCACCACTTGAAGCTTTTATGGTTTAAGGGTTTACAAATGATCAAAAGTGTGTTATAATATAAATATTATGAAAGCAATACTAAACTGTCCATTTATTCCGGTAGCTACTCGTATGGCATCACATAGAGGTGCACAAGGAGCAATCTATGCGGATATGATTCGCCAAACTGGTGTTGATATTGATGTCAACTGGTCTGGTAAAATTGAAGATCATAATCAATACGATGTCATGTATGTATATCATGGCAATGATTGGTCGGGAGGTATGAATGTATTTGGTGGTGTAAAGGGTTTTCCTTATGCTTTTAATACTCGTAACTTCTCGAAATTTAAAGGTAAAGTCTATTCACTTGCTATCGATTTTCCACCATATCATGAAATGATACAGGAAAGAATAGATAAGGCAAAAGAAAAAGGTAATGAGATTCAGCCTGAATGGTTGGATGTCGATGTTGCTAATCTCAAACGAATGTATGAGACAGCAGAAACTATCAAATGGGTAGAAAAAACTCGCAACCTTGTTAT